TCTGTAAAATTAATAATAATATTAGTTTATTATATAATACTATTCATGTCTATGTCTAATAAAAATAAGACGCTAAAAATAAAAAAATATAAAAAACAAACAAGAAAATTCCCATCAAGAATTCGTTTATATTCCACACCTCGTATCGCGCAAAAAATGGCGTATAAATATTTAGGAAAGACAGCAAAACTATACCCAGCAAGTAATCCTGAAAAAAAATACAAAATTTTTGATCCAAAAAACAATAAATGGGTAAATTTCGGGCAAATGGGGTATGAAGACTATACTAAACATCATGATAAAAATCGTCGCAAAAATTATCTTACACGGACTAAATTTATGCGTGGCGATTGGAAAAATAACAAGTATTCGGCAAATAATTTAAGTAGAAATATTTTATGGTGAATGATACCATCTACCTCCTCCTCCTTACGACTATATATCAAATATTTTATCTATATTCGTAATAAGATTTACTTTATCTAATACCGATTCTCGGTTTATCTTATATTCATTCATATAATATGTGGGGTTTCGTAATACGCGGTGTATTAATATTATATCTGAATTAATATTACCACTTAGACGTATCGCATGTTTTGGGAAATATTCATCCACTTTTTTACACCCCCAGTATATCGGGATTGTATTATAAATAAGAGGGTTAATTAGTTTTTCCGTGAAGTAATGATCGTGGGTTGTATTTTCAATAACAATTGTAAAAGCATATTCTTTACACATTTCTCCCATTGAATTAAAATTACCTTTTATGTATTTACTATTTGCGCCGTTGCCGCTACTTCCACCCATAACAATAAGATTTTTCTTCTTATACTCATCAGCTCCATTACCCCATATATCAATGGGTAAATTGTATTTCAAAATATGTGACACAAGAGCGTGTCTGTAAATATGACCAACCGTATTCTTCTTATAGGATACCATTATTGACATTAACTTTGGTTTTTGATGGGAAGGAATCAATGTAGTTATTGGTGGCGGTGGATCGTGAAATAAAAATCCATGATGTCCAATAAATGTTGTCACTGGTAAATTACCAACACTTCCAATAAAATACTTACCAATATGACGAATAGCATATTCTATAAAATTATTATTATTTAATGCTAAAAATGAATTATCAGGTGGTTCTTGAGCTAAACCAACAACATTTTCTTTATCCACTTGTAAGTTCGGTGGAACCGGACAGTTCAATAAAATAGCGTGTGTATATGTCTCCGTAGTAGTGAAATATATTTTTTTATATTTCCCATAATATTCAATTGGTTTATACAGTCCAATTTTTTCATATTCCTGTTTACAATGCCCCGAGACACAATAGTCGCTAAAAAATTTTATTCTAACATATTTTTTCTTTAAGGCTTCAACTATCTTTTTAAATTCATCTGTTTCATAACATTTGTTATATTTTTCTAATGATAAGGGGGACATATGTTTTACAGTTATATCTGATATATTATATAAAACACCTTGTTGAATCGCAAGTTGTAGCCATAAAGCATTTAATTCATATCCTTCGCATGCTACTAACTCTGATTGTTCCAAATTTTTTAACACTCCGCGTTTAAAAATAACTGTAGAATTAATAAAAGGGTTTATCTTAAATAAATTATAGTTATATAGTCCATCAAGGGGTATACTTGATACTTCCTCGTTATATATGCTTTTACTACCAAGAACTTCTATTCTTTTAAATTCGGCGAGTTTTGATGCCTGTATTTCTAATTTATTTGGGGACCAGATATCCATCGTGTCTAATAAAGCTATATAATCATAAATACATTTTTCACTAACTACTCTTTCAAGAGCATCCGCATATTTATTAGTTTCCGGATATTTTATAACTATAATTTTATATTCATCTTTTTCTAACTCTTGATTACACTGTTCCTCGAATATAGAATTATATTTTGTCTCATATTTTTTAACTTCATCTAATACTTCATTTAATGATTTATCTGAAAGATCATTATCATTATCATTTAATATGTTACCATATCCATATAGAACTATTCTAAGTTCCCATTTCTTATATGTTTGTTTCACAACGGAAGATATAGATTCTTCTATGTTTTTATAATTATCACCATCTTTTGTCCACTCTATTACGTTAATCAATGCTACTATTGAAATCATTTCTGGGGTAGTTATTATTAATAGTTGTATATTAATAATAACATTTATATTTATTATCTTTATTGTTGTTAAATTATTAAATATCCAAGCTAATTGTATTTTTCTCGGATTTGGGTTTACGTTTTGTTCTACTAGGCATATTATCATTTTGAAGATCTTTTAATTCGGTAATACTAATCGTGCTACCTTTATCCTCCGACGCATTGTTAGCAGCCGATGTCGACGTAGAAGAGTTGCCATTATTTGAAGTAACATTTACTGTTTTAGTTTTCAGACCAGATAGAATATTGCTAATATCAGATGGACCCTTCATCTCAGGTCTCGGATTTTGAGGAAGAGGAGGTGGGGCACCACGGGATGGTGTTTTACTTTGAAATGGGTTTATATAACTATCAGAAAGATTTACGCCATCATTTGAATTACCCCTTCCGAAGTTAAGATCGGGGCGATTTGAGATATCACCTTCGCGTCTAGGAGGCGGAATAGAATTGGGACCTTTTGTGGCAACGGGAGGAGGAGGAGGACGCTGTGTGTTAAAATTACTAGACATTTGGGGACCACCACCACCACCACCACCGCCTCCGCCCATCATATCACCCATAAAGTTCCCAAAATTGGGTGCTGATTGTGACATTGTATTAACGGCTGCTTGTGTAAACTGTTTCATAAGCTCAGGGTTTTGCCTCATAATATCGTCCATACCAGGCATAGCGGACTTAAACATAGTGTTTGTCATATGAAGCATAATAGCGCTTCCACCAAGTTGAAAAAGCAGCTTCAACTCTGGTGCCATTTTTGCCTTGGATTTATATTTCTCATGTAACTCAGCAAAAATCTCATCATAGTCGTCTACATTTTCATTAATCTGTTCAGACCATCCATCCAACTTCAAATCAAAAGGATCAAATTTATTATTTAAAAATTCAATACCTGTAATTGCCGTCATAAGCAATTTTTGCTGGAATTTAATACTGTTTTTCTTTTCTCTTTCTTCTACGTGTGTTTCATATTCACCTTTCATTTCAAGTAAAGAAGACTCCATGGTATACTTTTTTGTAAGACGAATACCCTTTGTCTCAAGTTCTTCTAATTTTTGAAGTATTTTGAATTTCTCGCGTAGAAGCTCCTCTTTGCTCATTTGCGGAGTAGTATCAACAGGAGCATCAGGGTTCATAGGAACATTGCTAAACTTTCCAAACCCATCCCACGTTTTTTTGTCAGTATCGGTATTCGCTGTAGAAGCACCAATTCCTATATTACCAGTATTTGACCCACTAACATTACCATATCTAGGTTCTGAAAATCCACCATCACTGGCGTCATCGCCACCTCCACTACCACCATAACTGTTGAGTTTTATTGAACCACTGCTAAAAAGATCGGATTTAAAATTAGATGAAATTTTATTAGAACCTATAGAATCTGTCAAATCATTCAGTTCATTTTCAATATCATTTAAATCGTCTAAGTCAATATTCATATCACCACTCTTATTACTACCTCCACCATTTTTTAATTTATCATTCATTAACAATTCTAAACCTCCGCCAAAATTCACTGATTTTTTATTGCTACTTCCACCACCGCGTCCACTATCCATAAAATTATTATCAAGTTCTGATAAATTTCCGATATCAATGATCTCTGCCATATTTGTATTATTAATAAATTAGAACTTTAATTTTAAGTTTGTGCGCATTATAATATATATATTGTTCCATAATCCTATTATTAAAATATTACAAATATATTATAATAATAGTTACAATCAAAAAATAACATATTTTATGATGAAATGTCAATGCTACTATCTAGTTCTTGATGAATTGTTATCATCTTTTTTAAAGTAAGATAGTATACCCCTTGTAGAAAACAATCCGCCAAATCATCTTTCTTTTTATTTTTATCTAAATATCCCTTATATTCATTTAATTGCGGCAATGTTTCTAAAAGATCCTTTGTTACTTCAACACTTTCAACTTTTCTTTCGGTATATGTAGTTTTTTTCTTTGTCATAAACATTTTTAATTTATTTGCTGCTGAAATAAATTCTATATGTGGTGTATATTTCATTATAAAGTATTGTGCTATCATGCCCTGAAGTGTCTTCATTCTACTTGCTATTGTGCTTATTTGATTTTCAATTATTACAATATCTATTTTATATTTATTATCAGTAGGTAATGAGTGAGCCAGCCCTCCCAAATCATCGTCCTTATAATTATAAGGAACTACAAATTTATCTAATTCTGCCATCATATTTTTACCAAGTGTTACTAAATCCATGTCTGTTGCTCGCACATTTTCTATATGATCAAGGTAATTATTACATAATTCGTGCTTTATCATATCTATCATCTTATCTTTGGAATTTTTTTGGCGGGGTGTTGGTTGTCCTAAATTATCAACATCTTTTATTTGATATTTGTCAATAATTGCTTGTATATCTGCTAATTTACCCTTTCGTATTTTTTTAATATCTAAATCACTAGGGGGTATTTTCAAGTTTGATTTCTTGGCGTGTTTTTTACAATAATATTCTATATTTACGGTTTCGGTTTCAGTCTCGGTTTCATGGTCTACGTCTACGTCTACGTCTACGTCTACGTCTACGTCTACGTCTACGTCTAGAACTACATTTATACCTTCGACATCGGCTTTTGTTGCTTTACAATATTTTGCTTCATTTATACAAGATTCATCCCCTCCTAAATCTCCATTATTACATTTTCTAACTACAGGTGTACATAAATTAATTACATCCCATTTGATCACTTTATAGTCGTGGCAATTTTCTCCTACTCGAAATAAACAATATGCTAAATTTTTCATACCCACATCAAAGCTCAATACATGTGGCATTATATATAAGATTTATAATAATAATATTAAAACTAATATTGAAACTAATATTGATATGATAATATTAGTATCAATCTCACGCTTTAAATTTGTTTATCACTTTTTTATATATTTTGATTTGGGAACACGCCTGGTTCCATGTGAATGTTTATGTGTTGCGCGCAATGCCATTTTATATGCTTTGCTTGTATTATGGTTACACCCTTTATCTAAAATATTAAAATCAACAGCCGCAGCTTTACCACCCGTTATAGAACTTGCTAGTCGTGCTCTACCCCAAGATTGCGCTGTCTGATTTGGCCTACTTCCTGACGAATAATATGCGCCTTCGCCTTTTTTTTCTATTGCTCTTAACGCAGCAATACTACATCCTGTTTTTTTTGCTAAATCTTTGGAGGCAAAAATATTTTCAATGGCATAAATGCGTCTAGCTCGCATAATATGATTTGAAACTTTATGAGGATATGACGCAACGCGTTTTCGCGTATAATACTTTTTCTGGGTATATAATTTTCTTGATTTGTCCAGCTGTTTTTTCTCGTATGCGGTATCACGTCGAGATAATTTTTTTGGCAAATATTTTAATGCGTAATATTTTTTTAATTTCATTTTGCTTTTTGTTTTTATTTAATTATCCTTTGTGAATAATGTATATATTATATAGTATATATTATATAGTATA